GATGACAGCATAGGAGCCACGGAAGAAGCAGGGCGCTCCGCTGTTGTAGCTTGGCTCAACAGGCCCTGATGCTGAAGCGTGATCATCTTGAATCAGCGCCGCTTGATAGGTGAGGTCAGCCATGACGCGCCCATTATCTAGGCTCAGGGTCATACTCTCAAGGCGGCAGCCATAGGCATATGAGCGGAAGTTGACCCCATCCACACGGAAGGCCAGACTGTGCTCTGTTGTACCTAGCTCATTCCTAGATGGGACAAACCAAGTCTGTAGGAGCCTCATGGTGGGTGTCCCTGTGAAGCCAGCGCTGAAAGCTGGGCTCACGGTGATGTCACCTGTGAGGTCATTGTCCGTCACAGCGCTATACTCAGCGCGGCCGTTGAGGTCAGCGCCAATGAGTGAGCCTGTGATGTAGTTGGTTGAAGTGGTGGTAGGCGTGAAGGTGTTCACATCAGAGATGGAGCTCACCACATCGCTATGGGTCAACCCTACGGCTGTATTCAGACCACCGCCAAGGAGGTGGCCCAGATAGTTGGCGCTGTAGTTGTTCACCGCGCTCCCCACAGTAGTGAGGTCAAGCCTGAGGGTGACTTGACCTGTGCGGCGGCGAACACGCGAACCGCTTGCCCATACTGTGTCAGGCTCAGGAGCATAGCCATAAGTACCATCACGAGCGTCATTTCGCTCGCTGACCACAGGGTCACCGTAAACGATAATGGGGTCACGCTCACATGGGATTGAGGTGAAGGAGAGGCCGCTGTTGTCAGGGAGGCCTGTGGTTGAGCTGAGTGAGCCAAAGGAGCTCTCAACAGCCACGCTTAAACTTCTGTGGGTCACGCTCATAGCGCCTCCAAATAAAGCAGGTCAAAGGGGAAGGTTAACACCAAGGCCATGACCTCAGAGGTGGGGTCAAGGATTGGCTCTGTGGTTGGCTCACCAGGGATCAAGGAGACGATACCTGTTGAGGCTAGATTATACTGTGGGCCTTTAAGGGTGACCATGAGCGCGGCGGCGTCCTCAGCTATCATCCTCTCCATGAAGTGGAGCTCACCAATGTCATATCTGACCCTGAGGTTGACTGTGGCGCGCCTACGTCCACTAATACCCGCCTCACCATCATCAATAGCGAATGTCTCAAGCCTGAGCTCGAAGAAGCGGGTGGTGTGCTGATGGGCCTCAAGCGGACCCACGCGTCCTGAGCTGTTGATGCTCACAAAGCCATGATGTGAGTCCGTCTTGGGGAGGGTGGCCTCAATCTGGCCTTCTAGATAGTCGAGCGCTGAATAAATGCCCTGGCTCATTTGCTCCCCCTCTTGATCTTCTTTGTGATCTCAGCTTGCACCGCTGAGACTAGCACATTGACGTCTCTTGGAGATAGACCAAGGAACTCACGCTCTGCATTGACCCTGTAGCCATAGCCTCTGACCTCCTGAGTGAGGCCAATGATGAAGAAGCTATCTGTAGCTTGAAGCACCATGAGGTTATTGAGGAGCGCACCGCTGAGGGTGAGGTCAACTAAGGCGCTCGATCCCACAAAGTGTTGACGGCTCTCACTCTTGTACTCTCTATAGCCACCCTCATAATAGACTGAGCGCCCTGAGCGTGACACGCGCCCACCCTTAGGCTTCAGCCTTGCCCCTTTGTAAGGAACATAGATGGGATTGGATGAGTAAGGAGCGAAAGGGCGCCCATTGGCGTCAACCCCCCTGGTAGTCCTCAGCTTGATAGCCGCCAAGGTATTGAGCGCCAAGCGGGCGCTGTCCTTGGCAGTCCACAGCGAGGTGGGTAGATTGAGCCTGACCTTGGCGGTCATGTTAGTGCCTCATCCCACGCGTGGGTGTGAAGGTGGCATCATAGGCTGTCTTGGAGTAGGAGCTCCATGATGCTCTGAGGTCGCGAGCGCTCCCCCCCTTCTTAGCTACGTCAAGTTCATTGTCATCCACCACGTTGTCACCATCACGGTCTAAGGCTAATGACCTAAGGCTGATGTCCATGAGCTCCTGACAGCGCTGACGCATGAGGTTAGCGTTGTCTAGTTGGTTTACCATCTCGTAGACCCGCGCCGCTGTGCAGTAAGCGTGAGCATTGAGGAATGAGCCAGCGTTGAACACCTCATCCTCTGTGACCTCAGGCTCATCTTTCAGGTGATCTCTGACCACTAAGACCACCTCAGCAAGCGCCGCCTCAATCTGAGTCTCAAATGAGCTTTGACGGCGTGGGAGCATGTCAGCGAGCTGAGGGAATTGACCAACCAGCTCATCATGGCTCAGCCCTGTATCAAATGGGCGTGGCGTGACCTTGAGGAGCCCTTTCTCAAGCTTGGTCTGTGTCTGTTGTCCCATGTCGAGCGTATAGCTCACTTGGATGGGATAATAGCCTGAGGTATTGGTGATGGCTGAGGGGATGGTCCCATAGTGCATCCCAAAGACAAGCTGAGCGCTCACGCTCATGTCTATCTCACGCGGTAGAGGCTCAGCGAGGATCGCTGTAGTGCCCACCATCCTCACCACGGTCACGCTGTAGATGCTATCACCATCAGTCACTAGGTAAGCCTTGAGCTGATCAGCTTGGAGCGCTGTGGCTTGGCTGTCTACTGTGAGCGTCCTTCTGTCATTGGCGATAGCTGAGACTGTGGCATTGGCGCGGGTCTGTGTGAGCGTGACAGGTGAGGAGCTCCCTACAGTCATCACAGCTGAGCCGCTTAGAGGACCAGGAGCCACCCACTCATAAACTCTAGTTTGCCCTGTGACCGTCTTAATCATCTAGCGCCTCCTGCATTTGCTTTGGCTATATCCTGAGCCGTGGCCTTCTGAAGCCCCGCCGCTTCCATGAAGGTGTCTGTGATGGGTGACCAGCTGTGTCTGCAATTATACCCACCACCGCTAATTTTAACAGGCATCCCTTGACCGTTGTCTAGCTTCCTCATCTGCTTCTCATCTACCACCTTGTTGATAAGTGGGCGACAGAAGGAGCGGGTGATGCCATCGCGTGGGCCTGTGTAGAGGTAGAGGTCAAGGTCATACGCCTCAGCCGCTTTAGCTGTGACGGTGCGCCCATAATTATTGAGCTGAGTCCTAGCCTGTGTGAGCTGTGTCCCTGTGCTCTGCTCAAGGCGCTGATTAAGTGCGTCAATAGCTTGGCTCATTGGGACTGCTACAGTCATTCCTTGGAGAGCGCTCCTCACAGCTGTGAGGGTGTCTGGGAGGATGACATCTTGAAAGACCTGATCAGCGGTTGCAATTTGCAAGGCTTCAAGGTCAGGAACATCAGAGGCGCTCGCCCCTGAGATAATCACTTGGAGGGTGTCAATCGCCACCTCTGTGATTGCGTCTTGCGCTGTAATAAAGTCATCAACCGCCAACCCCATTCCGCTCCTGAGTACGAAATCAAGGAGCTGTTCCCTTGGTAGGGCTAGGAGTTGGTCAGCTGAGGTGAGCTCAACGGCGGTCTGTAGGTTAGCCACCGTCTCACGCTGAGCGCGCTTCAAGTCACGCTTGAATTGAGCTTCAGCCTTGATCAGAGCCTCAAGGCTCTTAATCTTTGCTTTGATGATCTGCCCATATGGTCCCTTGAGGTCACGAAGCTGAGCTGAGAGGTCATCGAGCGCCTTTTGATCAGCGCTCGGACCTTCAGCCAATGCTACATGAGAGCGACCACATGAGCAGACCACGCCACCCTCTTAGAGGCAGTCCGTGAGGACGAAACCAAGGTCACCGTCAACGACCTTGTAGAGGTGGCTCATGTCAGCCCAGACGTTGCGAGCGGTGAGGTCAAGCTTGTCGTACTGACCAGCCTTCATTGCCTCGAACTCAAGGTTGACAGCGGCCACAGGCATCATGCGCACACCATTGCGGCTCTGAATGCTGTCTGAGCCATGGAGGATACCCATGAAGATGCTGTCACCTGTCCAGATGTAGCCCTCTGAGCTAGCCGCGCCAGGTACTGCATTGTCTTGGCGAGCCGCGCCAACGTGGATGTTGGGGATGCCAAGGAGATCACGGAGGGTGTTGATGACCTGCTCATCAGAGAGGAGGAGGCTTCCACCACCTGCGACACCACTTGGAGAGGTGCCAACCTGGAAGTAGCCACGGAGCTCACCTGAGCGAGCGAGGCTACGGAACACCTCACGACCCAAGATGAGCGTGTCAGCGTTGAGGCCGTGAGCGTTCTCAAACACGGTGTCCTTGAGCTGGTGGAGGTAGCTCAGAGGCTCAGCGCCCGCCACGTCAAACTTGCCACCAAACTGAGCGGTTGAGGTTGCGGTGTTGAAGTTAGCCCCATCAAAGAGGACGTCAGCGGCGCGCTTCTCTTTAGCGAGCTTCATGACGCGAGCGACCTTCTTGACAATGCGCGCCTCCTCAGAACCAGGATACTGGCTATCAACGATGTCCTCCATCGCGATGCTGTCC